GACTTCGTGGTGCCGTGGCTGGCTTCGCAAACGGACGTACTTGCAAACGATTGGGTCATAGTCTGATCCAACACACACTGTTGGATGGCGGGGAATGGCGACAGCGTTAAGAACGATCGAAGGTTTCAAGCAGGACGGACAGGTTGGCGGCACGCCAACGCCGGTTGCCGCTGCGCTGCGCCATTACATCGATCAAGAACTGGAAGAGATGGATCGGTTCCGACAACATATCGGGATCGTCGAACGGCTGAACAATTGCTTGCGTCTGCGAGAAGGTCAGTACGAAGCGCAGCAACTGGCTGAGATCGCCAAGTTCGGCGGCTCGCAGGTGTTCGCCCGGCTGACCACCAACAAAATCCGTGGCGGCGCGGCGATGCTGCGCAGTATCTTTATCCAGGGCGAGCGGCCGTGGTCGATCGATCCGACCCCGGTGCCGACGCTGCCCGAGGATATCACCTCCAATATCAAGCAACTGGTGATCGGGGAAGCCAACGACGCGGCGCAGCTCGGCGCACCCGTCGACATGCCTGCCATGAAGCGGCGCATGGAACAGCTTACCCGCGCGGCGCAGGAACAGGCGCGCAAGATCGCCCGGCTGGAAGCATTGGAGAGTACGCGCTATGTCGACGACATCCTGACCGAAGGCGGCTTTTACGAAGCGCTCGACCAGTTCATCCTCGACTTCACGACCTACCCGTACGCGGTCATGGCGGGACCGACCGCCGTCATGCAGACGGGAGTGTCGTACGTCAACGGCCAGCCGACGCGCGTACGCAAGCCGGTGCTGCGCTATCGCCGCGTCGATCCGTATGACATCATGTGGTCGCCGGGCGCGAACGATATCGGACAGGCGCGGGTGATCGAGCGACTGCGCATGACACGGGCGATGATCAACGGCATGATCGGCCTGGACGGCTACGACGACGACGCGATCAAGTCGGTACTGCGCGATTATGGTGCTAGCGGCTACAGCTATCGCGACTTTTTCGAGCAGGTGCATGAGGACGCGCAGAACCAGGGCGGACTATTCTACGCCAGTTCCCATATCGATGTGCTATGCTACTCCGGAGCCATGGCCGGGCGCGACCTGATCGAGATGAACGTGCCGCCGCCAGCCGGGGAGAAGCTGGAACCTGACCTCGACTATCAGCTACAGGCGCTGGTTTGCGGGGAGTACATGCTCAAGGTGCAGATCGATCCGGACCCATCGGCGCGCACCAACTACTATTCGGCAGCTTATGAGCCGGTGTCCGGAAGCATCCCCGGCACGGCGCTGCCCGAACTCAACTCCGACGTGCAGGAAGTCTACAACGCGACCCTACGGGGCATGGTCAACAACATCGGCATGGCGTCGGGGCCGATGATCGGCTTGAACCGGGACCGGTGGCAGGCACCGGCCGATGGCGAGTTCCGAGTGCAGCCATGGATGATCATCCAGTACGACAGCGATCCGTCCGCACCAGCCGGGGAGAAGCCGGTCGAATTTTACCAGCCGACCCTGAACGGCCAGGAACTCATGAACATTATGTTGTTCCTGCAAAACATGGCCGACGAGATTACCGGCATTCCGCGCTACATGACCGGATCGGATCGAGTGGGCGGGGCTGGTCGCACATCTTCTGGCCTATCGATGCTGATGGGCAACGCCAATCGGACCATGACCAGTGTCGCTGGTGGCGTCGACCGTAACGTGATCGAGCCGTGCATCCAGAAAACCTATGATCTGGTGCTGCTCACCACCGGCACGACGATCCTACGCGGCGACGAAGAGATTGTCGCCCGTGGCGCGACCTACGCCGAGAAGCGCGAGACGGATCGCATGCGGATGAACGAGTTCTTGCAGACGACCGCCAACCCGTACGACATGCAGATCATGGGCCTCAACGGTCGCGCCGCGTTGCTGCGCGAAGTGACCAACACCTTCCTGCCATCGGGCGAGCAAGTGGTGCCGAGCGAGCAGGACATGATGATGCAACAGGAAGCGGCCAAGCAACAGCAACAGTTGCAAGCGGCGCAGGGTGGCGGTGATCCTAACCAGCAAGGGCAAGACCCATCCAACGGCGGTGTTGGATCAGGTCCGCCGCAGCCGGGGCAACAGCCGGGGGCGACACCACCACGGGCGCAGTCGCAGCAGCAGGCGCGCGGCACGGACAACATGCACCGCACGCGGTCGCCGGGGGCGATGGCGCGCACGGGACGCGGCGCATGATCAAGATGCTCGACTTCAAGGATCAGGAGGTACGTCAAGCCTGGGCCAACATCATCGGCAGTGCCGATTGGGGAGTGATCGAGAGATCGCTACAGGGGACGTTACGGCAAGCCTATCGGGACGCGTGTGCGGGTGCCGAGCCTAAGAATAGGGATTGGTTTGCTGGTCGTGCGTCCGTGGTGCAAGAGTTCCTAGACGACGTGGATAACTACCGTGAGCAGTTGCGCGGCAATCGCGCACCGCGTGTGGTGATCCAGAACGCGACGATGAAACGGGGGATTGGGTTCTGATGGCCGAAGTTGACGACGACGGGCGGGTCTATCTACCAGCGGCAGTGCGCAAGAAGATCGCGGAGGGCGAGCGGGCGTTCACCGCGCAGTTCGATCCGAACGCGCAACAGCCGACGCAACAGGCGGAAGCGCCGAAAGCGCAGGTCGACGTGCCGACTGTGCAGCATGAGCCGCAGCCAACCAACCCTGATCCCTTGGAAACGGAGCCTGAACCGCAGTCCGAGCCCCAGCCCCAGCCCGAGCCTACCCCGCCACCGCAAGCGGCGGATCAGCAGGAGCGGCGACTGCGCACCTTGCAGGGCCGGATGCGCGCCGATGCCGAACGGCACAACGCGCAGATGGTCGAGATGCAGCGCCAGCTATCAGAGGCGATGGGGCAGATTACGCAACTGACTACCAAGCTGTTGACCGGCGAAACGCCGTCTAAAACCCCCGATAAAAAGACCTTGACAGGCCAGCAACTTAGGAGTATAACGTCTAAGGAACGTGAAGATTACGGCGATGCTTTCATCGATATGGTCGCCCGCGCAGCAGAGGAAGTCGCAGAGCAGCTTGTCACCGCCCGCGTGGGAGAGGTCCAAGCTACCACGGCAGACTTAGGAACGCGGCTCGCCAACACGACGAAGCAACTCAATTTGACGAAAGAGCAGCGTCGCAACAAGTGGCTCGATGATAATGTTCCGGGTTGGCAAGTCCAGGACGAAGATCCGGGGTTCATGGACTGGCTACAGGAAGAGGATGCATTTTCGGGTGTTCAGCGGGTGCTTATCCTCAAGAACGCCATGGATCAAGAGAACTTCGCCCGGATCAAGACGATCTTCGACGGCTACGCTAGGGAGACAGGGGCGATAGCTCCGCAACCAAGTCCCCGTCCTACGGCCACTGGCACCGGACGCGTTAACTTGGCGGCGCAAGTATTGCCTAACGGTGGCAACGGTAGAGTTGACGCCATCTCCAGCGATCCCGAGGCTCCACCGACTGCCGACGAGATAGCGAAATATTTCGACCGCAAACTCCGTCGCCCCAAGTCGCTTACGGAAGCCGAGATCACCCGAATGGAGCGTCGCATGGCGAACGCTCTGGCAGCAGGCACAGTACAGCCGCGCTACCGGGTTTGATCCAACCGGGATGTTGGATGACAGGTAGCGCCGAAAGGGTGACCAATGGCGTTTCCTATCTCCTCAACACCGATGCCCACGGGCACGGTGGCATCCAATCCCGCGCTTTCCGGCACGTTCATTCCGCAGATTTGGAGTGGACGACTGCTGGAAAAGTTCTACGCAGCGACCGTGCTGGCGGCGATCTCGAATACCAACTACGAGGGCGAGATCAAGAAGCACGGTGATACGGTCATCATCCGTACGATCCCGACGCTGACCATCCGGGACTACGAGGCGACCGGCCCGATCACCATCGAGCGGCCGTCCAGCAACGTTATTCAGTTGCTGATCGATAAGGGCAAATACTTTGCCGCCATTTTGGACGATGTGCTCCGTGTGCAGGCTGATATGGACCTGCTCAACATGTGGGCCGATGACGCGTCCGAACAGCTCAAGGTGACCATCGACACCCAGGTTCTCGCTGCTATTCCGGCACAGGTCGACGCGTCCAACAAGGGCACGACGGCTGGCAAGATCAGCGCCAATATCAATCTCGGCAAGGCGACCGCGCCAATCCGGGTTGGCCCAGCGGATGCGACCGGCGTGGTCGGTATCATCTCGCTGCTGATCGACATGGGCGTCTGCCTCGATGAGCAGAACGTACCGGAGACGGGGCGTTGGGTCGTGCTCCCGGCGTGGGCGACGGGCATGCTGCTCAAGTCCGACGTGCGTGCCGCCAATATCATGGGCGACAGCACCAGCGCACTGCGCAACGGCCGGGTCGGTACGCTGTCGCGGTTCACCGTCTATCAGTCCAACCTGCTGCCAACGGCAACGGAAAGCACCGACAAGGCGTTCCATTTGCTTGCTGGTCATAATAGCGGACTGACCTTCGCCAGCCAGTTGACCGAGATGGAGACGCTGCGGGTGGAAAGCACCTTCGGCACGCTGATGCGCGGTCTACAGGTCTACGGCTTCAAGGTGCTCAAGCCGGAGTCCATCGTCGACGCGTACGTGGTTCGCAACTGATCACCAAATGATGGGCAGCCAGTGCGGGCTGCCCATCCAACATACGGAGTTGGATGATGGCGAAGTACCTCAGAGATCGACGTAACGGAGAATTGTACGGGTGGAACCACGAGATGGCGAAATTCCCGTACATGAAGGAAGTCGACAGCGAGGACGAGGACTTCAACGACGGCAAGCCTGATCCAACCTATATCGATCCCGACGCGCCACAGGGCGGCACCGCGGTATTCCCGGTGGCTGACTTGGCCGAGGATTGGAAGAATACCGAGGCCGAGACGATAGCCGCTGCCAAGGCTGCCGCCGAGGGCCGCGCCGCGCTCGACGAGCAGGAGCCAGAGCCGGAACTAGAGGAAGCGCCACCGTTCGATGACGACGGCCACGCGCTGCTCGGCTACGACGAGGACGAGGTACCGGTTTACGAAACCGATGAGGAACGCGACGAGCGCATTGTCAACGAAGAAGCCAACATGCCGAGCGCCGAGCAAGAGGCCGAGCTGCGCGCCGAGCAGGCGGCGACCAAGAAGAAGCGTAAGTAAGG